TTGTTATCCCTCAGCACCTTGCTGATTACTTTGAAGAACTAAAAGTAAATCACGGCATTGAGCTAACTCAGTTACAAAAGAATTGGTACGCGAAGAAAGCTGAAACGCTCATGGATGACATGAAGCGTGAATACCCATCTCGCCCAGAGGAAGCATTTGAGCAAAGCGCTGAAGGTGCTTACTTCATCAAGCAGATGATGTTCCTTCGCAAAAATAAGCGCATCACCAAAAAAGTTCATTACAACCCGCAATACCCAGTGGTTACCGCATGGGATTTGGGCATGAACGATGCAATGTCTATCTGGTTTGTTCAGATTATTGGCCGTGAGATCCATGTAATTGACTATATGGAGGACTCAGGTGAGGGCATTCAATACTACGCCGCTGAATTAAATAAGAAGGGTTACAACTACAGCTATCACTTTGGGCCGCATGATTTATCGGTTCGAGAGCTAGGCGCTGATGGTAAAACCCGACAAGAAGACTTTGCTAAATATGGCATCAAATTTGAGATCGTTCCTCGAGTAAGCAACCAGATGGAAGGCGTGAACGCTGTACGTCAATTCCTTCCTCAGTGCTGGTTTGATGAAGAGAAGGTGTCTCGCGGCATTGATTGTCTCGATAACTACCGGAAAGAGTGGGACGTAAGACTAGGAACGTATAAAAGCACGCCACGTCATGACTGGGCTTCACACGGGGCCAAGGCGTTTGAAACACTGGCACGATCTGAATTATTCGAACTATCTAGCGCCGCAAGCGCACCACTCCCGCAAAAGTCATCCAGCTCAGGTAGAGGCTGGAGAGGTCATACATAAATGCAAAACGGTCTAGTTAATTTTAAAACGAATGCTGATATCGAAGCAGAGGAAGAAGCTGTACGTCTTGCTGAGCATCAATTACAGCAGCAGCGCATGTATGAGCAGACGATCGCAGGGCAAATTCGCAAAGACTGGGAGAGCGCAAAGCGTACAAAAGAGCCAGTTGAGCGCAGGATGCTTGACTGTCTTCGCCGCCGCAAGGGTGAGTATGACGAGACAAAGCTTGCAGAAATAAGAGAGCAGGGCGGCTCTGAGATATATATGCAGCTAACGGCTACTAAATGTCGCGCAGCGTATTCGTGGATCCGCGATGTATTAATCCCCAGTAATGAAAAACCGTGGGGCTTAACACCTACACCGGTTAGCGATATTCCGCTGGAGGTTCAGCAGGCGATTGTCCAAGAAATCCAAATGGCCGCGCAGCAATCAATACAGCAAGGGCAGGGCCAGCCGGTCGATATTAGATCGATGATGAAAGACGCAATTGATGATTTGCGAGATAGAGCAAACGCTGCAGCTAAGGAAGCTGCCAAAAAAATGGAGCTGACTATTGAAGATCAGCTTAGCGAGGGCGGCTGGAATGATGCTCTTGATCAGTTTATAGATGATTTTGTTACATTCCCTGGATCAGTGCTTAAAGCGCCTGTTTTAAAAAAGAAAGCAGTTTTATCGTGGGCGGAAGGGTGGCAGGCGGTTAAAACGTATGAAGTTGTTCCGCATGTAGAGCGTGTATCCCCATTTGATTTATACCCCAGCCAAGATGCTACCGACCCTGATGATGCCGCTTTTATCTTCGAGCGTGCGCGTTTTACTCGAAGCGATCTAGCTGCAATGCGCGGCGTTCCAGGCTACAGCGAAGATGCGATTAATGATGTTCTTACTGAGTATGGGCAGGGCGGTTTGCGTGATTGGCTATGGACTGACACTGAAAGAGCTCACATTGAAGGCCGTCATGCAGATTGGTTATCCAGCGACTCAACTATTGATGGCCTAATTTACTACGGCAGCGCACTAGGTCTGTCTTTGCTTCAGTGGGGCGTTCCTCCTAGTCAAGTTGACCCTCTTGAGGAATATCAAATAGAAGGAATTTTGATTGGTCGTCACCTTATTCGCCTGACTCTTCACAGTGATCCGCTTGAGCGCAGACCTTACGGCGTATCCTCTTTCCAAAAAATACCCGGTTCGTTTTGGGGGCAGTCTCCCCCTGAGTTGATGGCTGATATTCAGGATACATGCAACGCTACGGCTAGGGCGCTAATAAACAATTTAGCAATGGGTTCTGGCCCAATGATTGAAATTAACTATGATCGACTAGCCCCAGGTGAAGATGGTGAAATCTATCCTTGGAAGGCTTTTCAGACCAAATCTTCAAAAGTTTCCGGTAATGATGCAGCAATTCGATTCTACCAGCCAAGCCTTCATGCCGCCGAGTTAATGGGCGTGTATGAGAAATTTGAGCAGAAAGCCGATGACGTAACAAATATACCTCGCTATATGTACGGATCTGAAAAGATTGGCGGCGCTGGCGCAACAATGGGCGGTCTTTCAATGCTCATGGAGTCGGCAAATAAAGGGATTAAGGCGGCGATAGGGCATATCGACAAAGGCACTATCCGAAGAGTGATAGAAGGCTTTTGGATGTACAACATGCTCTATAACCCCGATAGAAGCATAAAAGGCGACTGCAAAGTTATCCCTCGCGGTTCCAGTGCCATGCTAATGCGCGAACGCACACAAATGATGAGAAATCAGTTCTTGCAAAGCACAGCAAATCCAATGGATTCGCAAATTGTCGGCAATAAGAATAGAGCGCGTATTCTCTCAACGATAGCCAGGGAGCTAGATATTAATGATCTGGATGACCTGGAGGATATGGCTGAACAGGCTGGCAAGGCGAACTCTGAATCTGCGCAGCTGCAGCAGATAATCCAGCAGCTAGAGCAGGCAGATAGACAATCTAAAATAGATGAGCGTAACGCTAAAGCGCAGAAGACGCTTGCAGAGGCCCACTCCCAGCCACTCGAAAATGAAAAACTAATTGCTGAGGTGAAACTTCTTATTCAGCAGTTGGCACGCAACCAAGAGGCAACCAATGCAACCAACCCGGCAACAGCTCGCAGCAATGTCGCGCATCAAGCAGTCACAGGACTTACAGGCATTCCTAGAATACCTAGAGAACAACCTAGAGAGCCTGAAGGACGATCTGACCTGCATGATCAATATGGACGATCTGAAAACAACGCAGGGGCGATGCCAGGCCTTGCAGGACATTATTGAGCGAATAGATACATCGACTGACGTTATTCGCAAGCAGCAATAAAAGAAACCAAATTAAAGAGCCCTCCATTGCGAGGGCTTTTTTGTGTGGTTTTTGGCTCAACCAGATCAGTTGAACCCCAAAAACTTAACCGTGAATCCCGCACGAATGCGGCTCACACCTAAGAGGCTAGACATGACTGTACCTACAAGCGTAAGAGAGCAAGCTAAACGAGCTGAAGAGCTTCAACAGCAATTAGTGAATCCATCGAAAGATGCTCACAAAGAACCAGAGATTAAGCAGGAAGAGCTGCCAAGTGCTCAAGAAATTGAACCCACTCCGGCAAAACAAGAGCAGGCACAACCGAAACCCGAAGAGCAACCCGCCGCACCCTCGCAGGAAGAAGATTATTTGTACTGGAGAAACCGCTTTCAGGTTATCCAAGGTAAATACAATGCGGAAGTTCCGGCGCTGCGAAAACAGGTTTCCGAACTGGAGCAAGCTTTATCTGAAGCTAAAGCAAATCAATCACAAAGCCCTGACCAATCGGCACCTCAGCAGGTTGCTAATGCTCTCGGTGATCTTTCACAAGATGAGATTGATGAGTTTGGCCCTGAGTTAATTGACCTGGTTAAACGTATTGCTGGCGCACAGGTCAACCAGTCAAGCGAGAAAGTAGATAGCTTGAATGAGAAATTATCCCAGACTCAAGATGAGTTAAAGCAGATCAAGGATGATCAGCAGGATGATCAAACGTCACGATTTTGGGCCGGCGTTCAGCGCCTTGTGCCTGATTTTGTGTCGATCAATTCAAACCCTAACTTCCTTGCATGGCTTGACGGAGTTGATCCAACAACAGGCATACAGCGTCAATCTATCCTTAACAACCATCAAAAACGGCTAAATCCGCAAGGTGTTGAAGCCGTTTTTAACGCATTCAAGCAAACGGTTACTAATACACAAACGCGCAACCCTGAAGAACTGCAACAGCCCTCGCAATCTAACGGCTTCGAACCCAATAGCCCTAGTGCTAATGCTCGAATCTGGACGGGTGCAGAGATTAACCAGTTCTATAAAGATTGCTCGATGAATAAGTATAAACCGGAAGAAAAGAGAGCCATCGAATTAGAGATATTCGAAGCCTCTAACACGGGGCGAGTCCGAAAATAACGGACTTGTTTATTTTTTAGCGTCCTAAACTCATGAGGTGACTCAGCATGGCAGGACCAACTCGCGCATCGGGATACGCAGACGTATCCTCCTCAAGCACGTCAGGTTTCATCCCAGAAATCTGGTCGGGCAAAATGGTAGAGAAGCTTTACGCTTCTACTTGTTTCAGTGAAATCGCCAACACTGATTACGAGGGTTAATTTTAGCTCTCATTAAATCCCGTGAATTGCTGGGAAGCCCTTAGAGCCTTATCACCACATCGAAGCCGGTAACGGCAAGCGCGAAGGTTTAAAAAGATAAGGATTGGGCAATCAGCAGCAAAGCACCCTGGGGACAGGGTGAATGTTCAACGACTAGGTCAAGGAGTCCAGTACGGACAGTAAAGGCCCACGAGTGCGGGACACTGCTTGCATAGATGGCATAGTAAGGTGATACTGTTTATATAAACAGGAGAATGCTATGGCAGCTAAAAAGTTTTTTATCACCAAAGATCAGCTTGAAGCTGATTATCAAAAATTGAATTCAATGCTAAAGATTGCCAAAAAATACGGTGTATCAAAAAAACTGGTCATGAACTACATGAACAGGTACGGCATTGAAAGAAATAAACGCCCCAAATGGAGTGATACTGTTGACAAAATCAGCGCTCACTTCAAGGAAGGTATTACGACGGCAGAGGTAGCAGAAGAAACGGGATATTCTCTTTCTTCTGTTCTCATGGTTGCCAAGAAGGTCGGCTTTAAGCTAACCGATACTTACCATACAGGCGAGATAATCACTCATAATGGATACAGGATGATCCCTGCCCCACTTGATCATCCTGGAGCCGATAGTAAAGGCTACATAAGAGAGCACCGATTAATAATGGAAAAGAAGCTTGGCAGGTATTTAAAACCTGACGAGATTGTTCATCATATTAATCACAACAAGCTCGACAATGATCCAAATAATCTTGAGCTGACAACACTGGCCGATCATACACGCCATCACCATGTCGGTAAGACTGGTAGAGGGCCTGATTTAAAGCCTAGAAAGCGCTAGCAGTGAAGATATAGTCTGGACTATCGGGAAACCGGTAGGAGCCTGGATAAAGAGCCAGGACGACACCCGAAAGGGTTGAAACAAAATCGGAAATTAAACAAAAAGGCGATACCGTAAACATCCGAACCACGCCAAGTATCACAATCAATGATTATGAAATTGGTATGGATCTGGATTATGAAACCCCTACGTCCGAAAAAGTTCAGTTGCAGGTCAACAAAGCTAAGTACTTTGGCTTTAAATGTAACAGTGTTGACGAATACCAATCTGACATTGATTTAATGGATGACTGGTCGGCGGATGCAGGCAAGCAAATGTCGATTCAGATTGACCGAGATATTCTTGGTTATATCTACGCAGATGCGGCAGCTGAAAACGCAGGCTTAACCGCAGGCAAAATCTCAGGCGCTTATAACATGGGTGTTACTGGCACCCCCGTTGAAATCACAAAGAGCAACGTTATCGACTTTATTGTTGATACAAGCTCAGTGCTTTACGAGCAGGATGTTCCTGAAGAGCATCGCTGGATTGTGTTACCTGTTTGGATGTGTAACTTAATCAAGAAATCGGAGCTTAAAGACGCTTCAATGTCTGGTGATGGCACATCTATGATGCGTAACGGGCGCATTGGCATAATTGATCAGTACACAGTGTACTCATCTAACAATATGTCTCACGTCACGGACGGTTCCGCAAAAGTAGCAAATGTCGTATTTGGTCACAAAAAGGCGCTTACATTTGCGTCTCAAATGACTGAAATGGATACGCTGCCTAACCAGAAGGACTTTGGTAAGTTGGTTCGCGGCCTTAACGTATTTGGATCAAAAGTAATTGATTCAAGCGCGATTGGTCACGGCTACTGCACTAAAGGCGCCTAACCACCCCCCCACCAAAAGGGCTGCTTCGATAAGCAGCCCTTTTTTATTTAATAGGTCGAGGTTTGTATGAACAGTATTTTAAATTTACTCCTTGAAGCTCTTGAGGGCGCAGATCGCAAGTCGCTTAACGAAATAGCACTTGAAGAATTTGAAAAAGACTACAGCAAGGTGAAGATGAAAAACGATGACATTCGTGCCGAACTGATCGCGCTTGCTAATAAAAAATATGGCGAATCGGATGAAAATGAGTCTAACGAAGACTCTGAAGCAGAAGCAGAAGCAGAAGCAGAAGCAGAAGCAAAGGCTGCGTTTGCCGCAAAGGTTCGAGAAGAAGCTATTGCAAAGGCGGCAGCAAAACGCAAGGTCCGAAAACTAAAACATCGAAAGACTGGCCGTATTATGACGTGGACCCCAGCGCTGGCGAAGCTTGACGATCTGGACGAGGTTGAATAAAAATGACGGTTACGGTCGGTGATATCGTTACTGGTGCAAGAAAGATACTGAGTGATGATGACGAAGTTCGGTGGACTAATGCTGAGCTAATCTTATGGCTTAATGATTGTTACTCGGTTCTTCCTCAAGTGAAGCCGAGTGAGTGCACTGTAGGTGAAGAACTGACCTTAATCGCAGGCACAAAGCAATCAATCCCAAGCGATGCGGAGCGACTGGTTGATATTACCCACAATACCGCCGGTGAGTTAGACGCTATCGAAGTCATTACTAGAAAAGAGCTTAATTCAGCTCTGCCCGGATGGCATGGAGAGCCAGGTACTGAGGACATCGAGCGCTATGTGTTTGACGAAATGGCACCTAAAGAGTTTTTTGTTTACCCGCCCGCACTAAGCACCGCAAAAGTCTACGCCTATACCATCAAAGTGCCTGAAAGCCATAGTCGCATATTTGCAGTATCAGAAGACTTGCCCATATCGGTTAAAGACTCATTAGCACCAATGCTGATTGATTACATACTGTTTCGGGCGTTCTCCAAGGATGCAGATAACGCCTCTTATGCCAACAGAGCAGGCCTACACCTCAACTCATTCAACATGCAGGCTGACGCAGGCTTTAAGCTTGAACTGGCAACCAGTCCTAATGCCGAGGCAAATTAATGAGTATTGATAGCATCACAGAGAGCATTCAGCTTGAGATAGGCATGGTACCGAAATCGCTTATTAAAAAAACAGCGCTGAAGGTAGCGAGAGAGTTTTCCAGTGAAACCAATGTATTGAAGGCTTCTTTGTCAGTAACGGTGGCAGCTGGAGAGCATACAGTCTCACTGCCAAATCCTAGCGCCGACCTGCTGACATTGCGAGTATTTGATATTGCAGAGCTTCAGCCTCGACAGTATTCGCAAACTGAATTTAACGAACTCTATCTTAATCAAACACCAATCAATGATCTTGATCTAAATATTACGGTCGTTTGCCGCACGTCCCCTAGCGCAACAGATCTTCCATCTGAGCTTAATTTATGGGACAGAGCTATCGAGGCTGGCGTTTTGTATGAGTTATATAAAACGCCAAAAAAAGAATGGACTGACCTGAATATGGCGGCAGTTAAAAAAGCCGAGTTTGACGGTTATACCCATAGCGCCAAACAGTTATCAGCAATGAATCATCAAGCCGGTGGCCGAAAGCTGAGATTTAGAAAGTTTATCTAACTTTTACAGAGAGATCCTAACAATGACAACGCGCAACGTAGATCTAGTTCCAAGTGAATATCGACTAATTACCGATGAAGACAATTTTCTAGTTCATAACACAAGCGATAGTAATATTTACTTTGTGTTTGCTGATTCGCTACCCGCATTTAACTCTATTAAGCCACACATCCTAAAAAGCGGTGAGGCACTTGTTCGTAGCGGCTTGTCTGGCAATGTTTATGGTTATAGTTACAGCTCTACTGCAAAAATACCGGTATCCGAGTAATGAAGATTTTAGGTAAGGGAATGTTCTCTAATGTTCTCAATAGCCCGTTTGGATTAAATACTCTCTATCGCTACATAACCGAGCTTAGTGCTGCTGGCAGCATGTACGATCAGTTCAGTTCCCCCGTAGTATTGGAGGGAGACTTTGAGTGGGAGATGGAGTACTTCGGAAGTGCGGAGGGTTATGCTACATTGATAGCCTCTAGTGATGATACCACTAGGGTGGCACGAGTTGATCCAGATGGTACTGCTAGAGCTTATGCTGGGTCTTTCTCTGTAGGATCATCAACAGTAATCACAGACAACAAATCCCATGTATTAGGTGCAAAGCGTGCAGGTCAGGTGTTTTCTTTGTATGTAGACAGGGATCTTGAGGACAGTGTAGATGATGCCAATACCTTGGGTCCTGTTGATATTCTATATCTACTTAAAAGAGGGGGCACCTACACAGATGGCGGATGGCTAAACCTTAAAATCTGGACTGGCGGTGACAGAACTACAGGCACCCTAGTAGTGGATGCTAAGAAAGATGAAGATGGCTCTACTAAGGTAATAGGTAATGCAGCGGCTACGCTTGGTGCTGAAGAATCTCAAAACATTTTCGTAAGCATAGACACAACTGATGCCTACACTGACTTTGAAGTTACATCTACCCTGTCCACTCAAAAGACATACTTAATAACTGTAGATGTTCAAAGTAGAGAGGCTGGCAGTTTTAAGATAAATACAGCTACGACTGACTCCTCTCAACTGTTTGATATTGGGGTGACTGAGCTAATAGTTACAGGAACTACTTTCAGTAGTATACAGACAGGAGGGACAGGCTTTACAGGAGTAGCTAAAATATCCACTAGAGAAATACCTTCATCAACTCCGCTACTAACCAGAGTCAATCAGACTACAGCTGAGGTTACTAAGTACGCTGTTACGGATGATGGCTACTTAGGACCGGAACTTGAACCACAGCCCCTAAATCTCAATACTTGGAATATTACGACTACAGCCTCTTTAGTGTCTGACACTGAAATTAATCTAGGCAGTGGCCCTGTAGGTAACGTAGCAGGAGGTGCGTACAAGGATTATGAGGTAGAAGGCACATATAGAGTTCAGGTTGAAGCTGACTCTGAAGGAACGGTTCTTCAATTAAAAGATTCACCAAACGGTTTAGTAGGAGACCCTGTTATTGTGGATTCCAATCCTATAGACCAAACATTGGACTATTCTTTTACTCTCGGTGGGTTGTACTTTAGATCAATAGGGTCTGAGGGGGATAGAATCACAGTAGATAAAGCCTCAGTCAAACGCATAATAGAGGTAGCTTAAATGTGGTCAATGTATCTAATACCTGAGTCCTTACGTAGCCTAACTCCCCTGTCGCCAGAGTGGGTTGCTGCTGTAGGTGAGCTGCCGGAGTCTGAAATTAAGGACCAGATCCTAAAGTGGCCTAATGCTGCACGTCATGACAATCTAAATTTTGTGTTTGTTTCGACCCATCCAGAAGCCTTTGATCCTGTTGATTTATCTGTATCTGAGTATGAGACAGTCGATCAATTGATAGCACTCATAGCTAACGTACTGTTTGCAGAAGATCGAAGTCGAGCAATTCATATGACTAAGAGCCAAGCGATTGAACTATATGCACATGTCGTATGGCGACTGTGGTGCGGTCGTTATGAGGATAAAGAAAAACTTGAATCGGATCATGAGTTGTTTTTCGGCGATGGCGTAGATAGACGCAAATCACTCGATACGCTAATAGCTGAAGCCCGTGAAGAGATAAAAGCGTTGCTATCGTAGTATTTGGAATACCCCTCTTCTTTCGCAACAACCCTCTCACAAACACCAAGGCCTAATATGTCAGCCATATTTATAAACCAGTTCTTCGGTGAAGCAACAGGCGTTACGCCTCGCCTAATCCCGCAAGGGTTCGCTCAGCGCTCAATTAATGCAGACACCAGAAAGAAGACGTTAAAACCGCTCAGATCGACGCTCGTTTCGACCGAAGACACTCAAAAGCTATCAGCTCAGTCAATTTTCAGGTATCCAAATGGGAAATGGTTTGCATGGGATGCTGATGTTGATGTGGCCAGATCCCCATTAACGGATGATTCGTGGGAGCGAATTTACTGGACTGGCGATGGTGCGCCAAAGATGGCAGGCATAGATCATGCAACGGCAGGTGTCGGTCCTTACCCTGAAGCGAGCTACTACCTCGGTGTTCCTGCGCCAGATAATCTTTTGACTGTATCCGGCCCAGAAGGTGAAGATCCAGACACGGCGGTTACCGCATTCTATTCTCATGCTTATATCACCGCTTACGATGAAGTAGGCCCGTTAAGCCTTCCAACTGAGGCGGTAACTCGATGGGATAATGGAGGGGATGTAGAAATTACCATTCCTGCAGTAACGGCAACGGATAGAAATATAACCAAGGTTAGGATATTCAGGTCTGAAAGCGGCGGTGAGTTTAACTTCGTTGCTGACGTGGTGGCTGGTACAGCAAGTTTTACTGATAACGTAAAAACAGAAGACCTTCTTTATTCTGCAGAGTCGATTACTTGGGATATTCCGCCTGAAGATTTAAAAGGCTTGATTGCTGGCCCAGGCGGTGCAATGTATGGGTTTTTCGATAATGTGGTTTGCGCCAGCGAGCCGGGTTATCCGCACGCCTGGCCAGTAGAGTACCGGTACGCATTCCAACATGATGTTGTTGCGATAAAAGAATGCGCTATTGGGATAGTCGTTGGCACGACAGGTGAACCTTATCTGCTAATTGGCAGTACGCCGTCCTCAATGAGCCCAACGAAGATAGAAACAGCGGAGCCTTGTGTATCAAAGCGCTCAATGGTGGATATGGGCGACTATGTTATTTATGCGTCACCGAACGGACTGGTTGGCATAGGTAGCGAGGGCTCAAACCTAATGACAAAAAACCTTCTAATCAGGGAGGAATGGCAGAATATAAACCCGTCCAGCATTACCGCTTATCGAGACAGGGATAAGTATTTAGCGTTTTATACCGATATGGATTCTAACGCTGGCGCATTCATGTTTTCGGTCGCATCGGGTTTTGAGTATATCGATGAAACTGTTAGCGCGGCGTTTTATTCCAGCGAGCATGATTCGATGTATGTGCATGTTGGTACCGCTCTTCTCAGTAAATGGGATGAGGGTGCCGGTAAAGAGATTACATGGCGCAGCGGGATATTTGAAGTACAGCCAGGCACGTCATTTTCTTGCGGCAAGATAATCGCAGAAAATTATCCGCTAACACTTAATGTTATTGCGGATGGCGAACAGCAATACTCAATACAGATCTCCAGCTCTCAAATGTTTAGGTTGCCAAAGCTTTCTACTGTCGTCAGGGAGTGGGAAGCAGAGATTGTAAGTGATTATGAAGTCTTTAGTCTGCAAATAGCAGGATCGCCGCAGGAGCTTGTCTAATGGCTAAAGCTATCCCCAAGGTCACAACAAAAAACATTGCCGACCGCAGATTACTGGAAGCCATCAAAGAGGCTATCGAGGTAGGGGAAGGCGTAAGCGGCAACCCTTTGGATCGAAAGCTAACAGTAAGAGATCTAGTTGACTCTGGAATGGCAACGCTGACGGTAAATAACACCGCGTCATATGTTAAACCGAGCAGCATAAATCCAAATTATCCAGATCCAGTTGTTGTAAATGAAGACGGGAGCGTGATCGATCTTACGCCGCCGGGAGAGCCTGAAAGTTTTGTTGCATTTAAAGGTGTTGGGTCTGTATTTCTTACATGGGGCAAACCTGATTTTAGTAACTACGCTCATACCAATATCTACAGAGCGACAACCGATAACTTTTCAAATGCCGTAATTATCTCAAACGTACTTGGTACCACTTATGCCGACTACGTTCCGGTTGAGATTCTTGATGAAGAGACTGGAGATATCCGCGGCTATTACTACTGGTTAACATTCACCACTACAGCGGGTGTCGAGGGGGCGCCTAATGCCACGTCAGGCACATATCAGGAGCCTACTAAAAACGGTGATGATGCAATTTTTCAATTAAGCGTCAATTTACTGGTTGGCGATACTGCGAATTTTGTTACTGCAAACATTAATGACGCGAGCATTTCAAGCGCAAAAATAGCGCAAATTATCCAATCAGATAACTATGATGCGGATAATGGCTGGATGATCAATAAAAACGGCCTCATGGTCATAAATAATATCTATGCCAGAGGCGTCATTGAGGGATCGAGAATAATAGGGTCCGTCATTGATGGAGGGATATTTATTGGCGGGACTGACTTTACAATTCCCACTGAATACGATACTGGAGCCGCACCCAGGTATTTATGCTATGCAGACTCCATATCATTTTCAGGGTCAATAACACAGTCAACCGTAAACTACACGAACTCAGCGCCGCCATACAAAAGCGTAGAAATAGACATAAAAAGTTCCAGTTATACAGGTGACGGAACGGAGTCATATGACGGATACACTATATACAGCAACCTTATCCGCTATTACCCAAACAGCCCTAGGCCAAACATAAGCATTACAGGAAATGCGACTCTAAGCTCAGATAACTATCACGGGCCAAACGCTAGAATTGTTTTATATGTTCAGGAGTATAATGGCGCAACACTGATAGCAACTCATTCTGTTATTAGTAGTTATTATTCTTCAAACAGCCCTTCAATGTACACAAATGGAATAACCTTCCCTTTTTCCGGTGACGGGTACCAAGGCACGGCTTTTTTGCGATCAACAAAAATAACCGGGAGCGATGGCGAGGGTGGCGATACAGTTGTGTATGAATGGTCGTCTTATCTTGTAAACGTGAGATCAACAGGGATTAGCTTTTCGGGCAACAACCTTTTAACTATAAAGGTCAAGGCTTACTTGCAGGCGCAATATACTGGTCTTATAGGGTATGGACACACAATTACCATCACGGATAGTAACGCGGATTATTTATGAATATATTGGTTTTATTTGAAATCAACACAGATTTGGTTGTTGATGTGGTTAATCACATTGCCGATTCAAATGAGGGATCTGCAATTTCTCTTGCGTCAGAGTACCTTTATTCGGACAGAGGGGTAGCTTATGGAGACTCTGGTGATGTCGTAATATACACAGAAAACTCACTGCCTGAAGGCGCCAGCGTAGAATTTGTGTACGTTGTTGGCCCGTATGCGCTGCCTGAGAGCGAGATTTGTAGTAAATACAATGCACCATGCAGTAGGTTTAAGTCGCATCCGCTTTCTTCCGTGACACTAGCTAAGAAGCTAAGCTGGTACGCGAAACGCAAAGCATCCTTTGAAAAGGGTTTCGTTTGGAGCGGTAAGTCATATCAAACAGCTGAAGTAGATAGAATAAACATAGAAGGTCGAGCCGCAAAACTAACCGCGCTATTAGCAATAGGGGATATAGCTCTAACAGATACAGCATATACCGACAGCTCAGGTACTACCCGAACACTAATGTGGCGCGACCTAGATAATACCGAATCATTGTTTACCGTAGAGCAGTTTTTGAGGTTTGCTATAGCGGTTGATGAATACATTGAGGATAAATATATAGAAAGTTGGACTTAAATTAATAGCTGTTTTTTTGGTCAATTTTGCTAGTATATTACCACACTCCCTTTCTACGCCCAGCCTCCTTGCTGGGCGTTTTTGTTTCTGGATTTCCTTATGAAGAAAATCAAGCAGCATGAATTTCTAATGCATGTTCTTCGCGGTAACGCTGACGCTGTTAATATGTGTGAACAGATCTTTCATGTTTCCCAGGTGCTTGATGACTTGGTTGATCAAGATAAGCCGGTTACTAGCCCGACAATAATCAAATCTTACTGGATAGCCTTGATCGAGCTTCCTTTAAATCCATTTTACCGTAGGCATGAGCTAACAATTAGGCCGCTTATGGCTGGTGCGCTTCAGGATTGGACTGATAGCGCAACACTAGAAAGAGAGCCTGATTCGCACAGCAAGCATTTAGCATTTGTTTTGCGCGACCAACTTACATCGTTAGTTATTCAGTGCGCGAACCTGGTTGGCGGATACGACTGGATGCAGAAAGTCTCTGTTGAAATACGGAAATACTTTCACGATGAAATACTGATTGATTATATAAACGATTTATAACTAACGCTGCGAAGCGTGAGAGGTAAACATGAGCGGTGGATCTCCAGACACTACTATCAAGGATACGCCGGAACAGAAGGCGCTGGCTAAGGTTGCGGCTGAAGAGTGGAACTATGCCCAAGAGGTCTTGGCACCACTTCAAGACCTTTACATGGAGCAGGTTGATGACTTCAACAGTGAAGACAGAAAAGACTATGTGACAGGCAAGGCTAACTTAGGCGCCCAAAACGCAATCGGGCAGGGCAGCTCTGAGCTTGTAACAAATGCTACGGCTAATGGATTGGATATGAGTTCAGGGAAGTTTAAGTCTGCGCTGTCTGATTCAGTTACCGATACCGCGGCTATCGGGGGTGAAGTTGCGTCTCGCGGCTTAATGGATCTTGAGAAAGGAAAGGCACAAGGACTTCAAAATGTAGTCGCTATTGGTGCCGGGCAAGAAACGCAAGCAATAGCCGGCTTGTCAGATATTTCAAGCCTATCAGCTCAGACAGCAAGATCTGATGCGTACAACGCTTTCAATCGCAATTCTGCAAACCTTCAAACACTAGGCACTGTCGCTGGTGCTGGTGCAAATTACTATATGAACAGCATGCAGCCTGCAACTACGGCAACTCAAATGATGGCGCAGGACGGGGGCGGAGCAATGGTCAATAACGGCAATGATTGGGGTAGCTTCTAATGACTTACTTAGTTAATCCTGGAAATGTTTATTCTAGCGATCAAGGGGCTTCAGCTGTCCTTGGCGAAATTAGTCGCGCCCAATGGGATGACTGGGAAGAGCGGTTTGCGCCAAAAGTAGAAGAGCTTGCCGCTATCGCTACGGACACCGGTTTACCTGGCGAGCTTGCTGATCAATCAATGGAGGCTGTTGGTAATAGCTTTGACAATGCAAACAAGTCATTAGCAATGAAGCAGGCCGGATTAGGTCTTCAGCTTGATGCGACAGAGCAGGCGTCGCAGGACAGGGTGATGGCGTTATCAAAAGCTTCAACTCAAGCAGACCAGGCAAACAGCACAAGAGTGGCAACCCAAGACATGCAGCAGTCAATATTGGCGGGCGACATGGGTCTTCAAAACCTTCCGTCTGAAATGATGCAAAATTTATAGGGGATCCCATGGGATACGGATTGATCGGACTCAAGCAACACATGGAAGGCAACAGCCTCAACGCAATGCGCGGGCTTGCTGACTCCCAAGAAAAAAACAAAATCGCTAATGAACAGCTCGAACAAGCAGCTAAAGCGCAAAAAACGAGCAATATTGGTATGGGCGCAGGTATCGGCATGATGGCTGGCGCTCAAGCAGGATCTGTTGGCGGTCCAATGGGTATGGCTATCGGCGCATTGGTTGGCGCGTTATTTTAAGAGGTTTTTATTATGGCTAATGGTTTAGATACGCGCGGCGTTGCTGACGGCTTCATGAAGGGCTACAGCTTCATGCAGGGAATAGAGGACAAGAAGGATAGTAAGAGCAGGCAGGAGAGGTTAGATCAGGAAAATCGTGATTATCGCGCCCAATCCCAACAGAACTGGGAAACAACGCGTACTGATAATTTAGCAGCAAGAGAACAGTCGCAAGCAAATACTGATAGAGCGTTTGGGTTAAATATGCAGCAGTTTAACCAAACGAAAGAGCACAACCAATGGTCACGAAATCGTACAGACAGTCAGGACGCTATTGCGGCAGCGGATAGAGAATACCAAAAGAAAGTAGAAGAAGTATCAAGAGTCCTTATGTCGGGAGATCCGACACTGCTCGATGATCGCTATGATGAGCTCATTAATTCTGATCCACGTCTTAGACCTATGAGTATTGGTTTTTATGCGGACCCTAAAACGCAGGAAGCACTGGATTATTACGAAAAAGTAAAAGACCCAAATGATCCCGCTTCCTTTATGGATGATAAGTCAGCCGCCGTCGCTAGTCATTTATTAGAGCAAGATATAAATACTGATCGAAACGGGAGGCCGTTAGAAGGGAAGCGGTCAATTTACAAAATGCTTCCAGGCAAGAAAGAGGGGACAATCACTTCTGGCTTACTAATGGAGGATGGTAGAAAAACAGTAATGACGGAGGGGAGAGGAACAGAAGAAGAAGGGGACAACATAGTTCATCAGCAAGAAATTAAGCCAATGATTCAAAAGATCGAAGCTATGCTCATGACTAACAAACAACTAAAAAGCACACCGAAGGGCCGAGCAATTCTTGCAGCAGAGATGCAGCGTAAGGGCCAAAGATTAGGGATTATCCCTAAAGATAAGGCACCGAACTGGGAGATAATAAAAAGGACAATTACTGACGATAATGGAAATAAGCTAACAGTTCCTGTTGCTCGTCACAACAAAACCACAGGCGAGTACGTTCCTTTCAATGAGCCTAATTCGGCACCAACTGACATTAACCCAAACCTCGAAGCTAAAGCAGAGGATTATGCGGATAGGAGAATAAGTGAGCTTGCGAGTCCTTTTAGTTTAGACTCTTCTGACTTTAAGCAATGGGGTGGGAGTAGAGAAAAAGCCCGTGAAGCGCTTAAAAAAGAGTATATCGAACTCCAATCTAATGCCAAGGCGAAAGGACTGAACATTCCATCCAGTCAGAAATCCTCACCTAACCCAACAAAAGACATATCCCCGCTTCAAGCTATTCTTGATGCTAATCCTTCTTGGTCACAAACCAAGGCCGAAGCTTATCTAGCCCACTTAAATAAGCGCTAAACTCCGGAGCTATAATGTCTGATTATGATTTCTCTGATGCGGTTAATCCGTTTGATCAGAATAATTACTCTCGTCCTGAAGAAGTTGATTATGACTTTTCTGATGCGATTAATCCGTTCACGGATAAGCAGTCCGACACTACCCAATCAAAAGGTCTTTCTATACCGGAAAAGATGCAAGCTGAAGATGACTACAACGAAAGAACAGGGGATAGTTTCTTTGGTCGATTAGGTGCAAACGCGGAGATCGCCGGACTTAACACCTTAAACACGATGGATGGTGCTCGCCTCAGTGAATATGGCGAGCTGCTCTCCTCATATAACGAGAAAGATCTCGAATCAAATCCTGAGCTTCGCAACGAGTACGCAACAACAAGAGGTAACTTTGAGAAGACACTGAAGGATATTGGTGATAGGCAGCAGGAAATACAGTCACTTCCTCAGCGCCCAGAAACGCAAAGAATGCTTAATCCAGAGGGTGACGTTTGGTACGAACAAGCTGGTAACTCTATTGATGCATTTACGGATGATCCGTTTGGTGTAGTTGGTGATGTAACAGTTCAAAACCTACCAGGAATGGCTGCATCTATGGGTATGTTCATTGCCGGTAAAGGAGCAGGTCTAGGAAATAAAGCGTCTGCTGGAATGGCTGGCGCAACTAGCGGCCTGCAGGAGTCATACAATAACTACATCAAACTAAGACAAGACGGCCTTGATCACGATACGGCATGGGAGAAATCGGTAGTTAATGGCAGTGTTGTTGGTCTGCTTGACGCTGTAAGCTTCGGTACTGCGGGCGGCACTGTTCGCCGCATGGCTGGCGGAACCATTCCGTCTAAGGCTGTGGCTACTGCGAAAGAAACACTAACACAAGGCGCTTTAGGTGCGGCAGGTGCGGCAGGCGGAAAATACGCCAGCAACCAAGAGATTGAAGTTGGCGAAGTTATGGGTGAATTTGTTGGTGAGGCTGGCGGTGCGCCACTAACAATGATTACAACCAAAGTTGATCCAGTATCAAGAAGCAAAACTTCAGTAGACGAAGGGCTTAACGAACTAAGGGCGGAGCAAGAAAAGGTCAATCGACAGCAAAGAACAGGCGTTATAAGCGGCGAAGATCTTGGTCTAAAAATACCTGAACAGCAGGATTATAGTGACTATGACCGACCATCTGTTTCCCGAAAGCAAAATCTTGGACCGATGCCTCAGCGAGGCCGAAGCGAAATTCTTTCTGATATTGGCATTGCTCGCCGCATGGGGTTTGAGGAAGAAGCGCAAGCACTAAGTCAGGCGCGCGAGCTTTACATGCAAGCAGATCAGGCAAAGTCTGCAGGAAATGAAGGCCTTGCTGTCGAATTGATTAATCAGGCCAACCAGCTTCATATGTCTGCTATCGACACATCGCCACGAATGGCAGAAACGCTGGACAACTTACCAGTACCGTATGTAAGTGAAGGTGAGGTTCAGGGTGGAGGGTTATCAGTACCTGAAAGCCAACCAAACTTCACGATGCCAGAAGATCCAATACAGGGCCAAGCAAGAGAGGTCGATCCAATAGATAATCGCCTCACACAAGACAATACGAATAAGCTACCGCAAGGCACCGGCCAGATAAACTTAGGCCGCGAACACACGCCTCCAGAATCCATACCTGCGGATTCTATTTATGACGGCGTTGGTGAAAACATCACAACGCGCCAAGCACCAAACGGCTTAGCGCTTCCTAATCAGTCATCGGTATCGCAAGAGCAAATCATAGACCAGCAGCGCGCTGATAACCCTGCAGCAATCCGCAAACCAACAATTGAACAGATAGATCAAGCAGCGCTAGAAACGGCAGAGGCACCAACAGAGGCCCAGATAGAAGCGGATAACTATAAGAAGGGTCGCATTAAAATCGCCGGTCTAAATATTGCCATTGAAAACCGCAAAGGGGGAACTCGATCTGGCACGGACGAGTCCGGTAAAAAATGGACTTCAACAATGGCCCATCATTACGGAGATATTAAGGGCTACAAGGGCGCAGACGGTGATGATATTGATGTGTTCATTGGTGACAATCCAGAATCCAACCAGGTGTTTATTGTTGACCAGGTTGACCCGAAGACCGGAGTGTTCGATGAGCACAAGGTGATGATGGGATTTAATTCTCTTGATGAGGCTAAAGCCGGATATCTCGCAAACTATGAGGATAATTGGCAGGGTGTCGGGGCTGTCACCGCAATACCTGAGTCTGATTTTAAGCAGTGGCTCAAAGGTGATACAACCAGGCCTTACAGACTGCAACCTAAGCCTGCGGAAGGTCTAGTGCTTCGACCAAATGGGTTGCCATATAAAACCGAGAACGGGGCTAAGTTTAATCAGGCTTTCCGTAACAACAAGGGAGCGAAGGTTGTTAGGGTGCCAAACGGCTACGCCATACAGTTGCCCGATGAAAGCAAGAAAGCAGAAACAGCAGCTAACGCGAGAAAAAAAGCAAAAGCAATATACACTCGCGATCCAGATCCTCAGAATGACGACTTAATGGCTGCAATTGCGTTAGGCGGTGGTATTCTCAGAGAGTACGCTGAAGGCGTTGATCCTGCAGATTATAGCCGAAGAGCCGCAGGCATTCGTTTGGTGTTCCCGAAAAGTAGCGGGCTTTCGCTTGATGAAATGACGGAGTACTTGCGTCAATTTGGCTATGTTCAATCCGTTGAAGAGCTTCAATCTAAGCTTGATAGCTCGCTGCGCGGAGAGGAAGTGCTAACTCCTGAAGCACAAATGAGCAAAATGGATGAGCTTCAAGCTGAGTTAGATCAGGAGCATGCGCCAGTTGTTGAAGGACAAACCAGTGAAGAGAGTTTTCTTTCTGTTGCAGCGGAAGAAGCGCGACAGGCTGGGGTTGATGAAAATAGAATCAAAGCCATCATCTATGCTAATGTTGACGAAGGCGAACTAGCGGCAGCAATGGAGCTGAGTAATGAAATCCAAAGAATACAAGCCGAAGGGCTACCGACCGGAAATGGTGCTGAAAGGGGCGGACAAGCTGAAGAAGGATTCCCAGAAGGGCAACCAACAACACCAGAGTCAGTCTGGGGAGCAGAAGAAGATCTCTTAACCTCCTATTCTGAGGAGGATTTGCAGGCGCGCGAAGCAAGTGAACAAGCTGAGCGCGACCGTCAATCTGCCGCTGATTCTAAAGCTGAATCTAAAGCGCAGGCCGATTTAGAAGCCAATGACTTTACCTTGTCAGGATCAAACCGTCCTGCCGATATTGCCGCTTCCCGCGGTCAGAATGATATGTTTGGTCAGTCAAACCAAGACACTAAATACAA